GTTAATCCTGGAATTTTTCCAGAACTTAGCCATCGATTCGGAAATAAGCAAAAAGCCTTAGCCATTAGTCTCCTGACCTCCTTTTTAGGAGGAAAGAAGATAGGTGGTAAAGGCCTTGCTCGCTAAGATTATCTTAGCGCGATTCGATAGAGGTAGCAAGATAGTTCATAACGCCACTAAGTGGCACCCTACTCGTATGGACAATAATCTGACACTCAGCACGCTAAGCTTTGTCTTAGCTGCTCCTACGGCAGATGGCGGATCGACTCGTCGTGAGACTAGTCGGGGTTTGCAACTCCCGACTATCATGACCATCAAGCACCGAACGGTGCTTGACTCGAAGACCAAGAAACCTGTTCAACAGGACTTGCTTCAGTTCGATTACGTCAAACTGCTCTCGGACGGTAGCTATGCTCCCGTTCGTGTCAAACTAACGGCCGAAATTCCGGTTGACTCTGGTGTGGCGGGTTCTGATGTCCTTGCGGCCATCGAACTCGTTTCTCAGGTTATCCAGGAAGACGATTCAGGGATTAATATCCCTGACAAGATCTTTGTCAATAAAGAGCAGTAATGCTCCTAAGACTTGATTCTTGAATTGTTAGTTAAACCGTCTCCTGTCTAACAGGAGCTCACCAAACCAGGTTAAGGAATTCGTTCTATGCATACGATATTGAATACGTATTGTCACCTGCTAGCTGACGTTTCTCATATTACAGAGGTGCCATTGGCTCCCCCTAGTGATCTGAGTCTCGATTGGGTCATCAAAGATGCCCCATTACTAGATAAACAGTTGCTTATGTTTCTCGAACATGGGGTTAATCCCCCTGTCTTTCCATCATGGCTTATGCCACTATGGGAGAAATTCCTATATTATGAGCTGTTGCTTAGTGAGTTGGATGCCGAGACTAAAACCTCCAGCGAAAGCTGGGGCAATAAATCCAAGTATCCCGCTAACCAAGCTATGGCTACTAACGTAGGAATTATCTTAAGAAACTTAAGGCAATTGCTTCTGTTTGGCTATAAGTCT